CTGGCTGGAGAGCTGATAAAATCAACTCCGCTTAAATTTTCAACTGATGTATCCAACTGTATGGTGGTCAGTGGTCCTATAAAGTTCACGCTGTCAAAATAACATTGCTGGGCCTTTTCAATCAAGGCCACATTGTGCCCAACACTGGAATCATTTCCGTATTCTAGAGTTTGGAAAGTCATGCCCGACACTTCGATGTTGCGTGGTGCGATAGCACCGTTAACGCCAATGTTGACGCCAGTTTGTTGTTGGCTGTCAGCAGTTTGTATCACATAGTTTGGCAAGCTGGTTGAATCCCAGTATGCTGTATCTGTCAATGCAATGCCTGTGGCAGGAACCGGAGCCACCGCACGATAATAAGTCACCACAGCAGTGGCAGGGTCTTCATTTTTTACCAACACACCTTCTGCATAAGCAGTGTTTGCGGCCCAGTTTTGTACTTCAAACAATATGATCGTATGGTCGGCACCTTCGCCGTAAATCTTGGCATAGGCCGGGATCAACAATGTGTTGCTGATGATATATGTACCAGCAGGAAAAAATAAACTTCTTCGTACCTGACTGTTGGTCTGTACGCAGTACAATTGATTAAATGCGCGGTTAATAGCTTCGGTATCATCAGTAACTCCGTCACCTTGCGCACCAAATTCTGTTACAATAGCATAGCTGTCCAGTCTGCTCTGCAAACTCTGACTGATGGGATCGCCTGCTGTGGGCCCAGTTTGTACTGTGTAGCCAGCGGCTTCGCCTTTGTAAGTATAAGCGGTGGTGTATTCTAATATGTCACTGAACTCTGTGAGAATTTCAGTGTTGCCCACTGTTGGTGCGCCTTCTTCAAGCGTGCCGTTACCAATATAAAGTCTGCGCTGGTCAGTTGCCCAGCCCAATTCTGCACCCGCCAGAGGTTGCGGTAAGTCTACTTCGAGACCTTTGCGTTGTGTTATTCTAGATACTTGTACAATTGCCACAGTGATTGTCCTTGCGATATCACATATTTAGCATGTAGTACTGTTCGACTCTTTTCCACCACTCTTTGCGATAGTGCTCAAATTTTGCGCCTTCCAGCACAAATTCTTGATATTCTGGGGGTTTTATGATGTTCATTTGATCATCAACATCGGGCTTGACACACATTAAAATCACACCCTTTTTTATCTGTGTACCGTGTAGTTCGTTATGCGCTTCTGCGTAAGCACAAAGCTGTAAGAAATAATCGTCAATCCACTCTTCTCGTTTGGGCTTGTTGGTTTGTTTGTAGTCTAGAATTGATTCTTCATTGCAATGTAATCCACAAGCATCTGTGGTACCGGCGTAGATATTGGGAAAATATAGCGGAACTTCGTAGCCCCAAAACTCTTGTACACGGTCAGTTAACCCACGACTGATAACTGTTTGTGCCATAACCCAGCTGGGCACAGCAAACGGATTGCCTGGACGATCTTTCATTTCACCATGCTTGACATAGTGCTCAAGATAGGTGTGCATGCGTGTACCACGATTGGCAGCTTCTGTTGTGATCTGTTGTGCCCTCTCATGGCCCACCCTTTTGCGCCAGTTTTCCAAGGCCTGCTTTTTTTCTTCAGGCTTGGTTTTATCTAGTATTGTTGTTACACTGGGTAACCGGTTTCCATCAGGTGTAGCATAATAACGCTTGCCTTCAATTGTAACTCGTGGAACTGGTGCATATTCAAATCTAGGATTGTACATTAAACTCTAAAACTTTCCCCGCATCCACAGCGATCTTTCTCTGCTGAATTGCGGAATTCAAAACCTTCGTTGAGTCCATTGCGGACATAATCTATCTCCAAATTTTGGAAATAGGGCAAATCTCGTTGATTGATATAAACACAAAATCTTTCAAACAGTGTGGTAAGGCCGGGTTCTAAATTTTCGGTACTGTCTAGGTATTCCAGCGTGTACGCCAAGCCTGAACACCCAGTGGTACGCACACCTATACGAATACCCGTGCCGTGTCCTCGACGCTCTAATTGTTGCTGTATTTTTTTAACGGCTGTGTCAGTCACTGTTATCATTTTTTCTTGGCTCGTTTGATGCCTTGTGCAAAACGCAGTTCGCTCACATGTTCTTTAAATACTCGACCTTCAAGATGTTCTAGTTCATGTAAGAAACATTTGGCATCCATATCTGTCAGCACACGTGTTTCTTCCTCACCGTTGCGGTCATGCCACAGTGCTGTGACTTCCTGTGATCTAGCGATGTCAAGGCTCACACCGGGAAAACTCAAGCAACCTTCGGGGTGTTGCCACAATTCATCGCTGGCAGAAATCAATCTAGGATTGTACATCACCACTACCTGACCATTACCAACAAACTGCTGTGCTATAACACGATACCCAATGCCCACTTGATTGGCTGCCAAACCAATTCCTTGTTCAGCCAGCATGGTATCGATTAGATCCTGTTCTAATTGTGTGCTGTTTAGGGGCGGATTGGCAAAGTCCCAATCTTTACATGCAGTCAACAGCACAGAATCGGGCCATTTTTTTACTGGTAATCTCACTGCGGTTGTTTTTTCTGATAGTCTTCTATTGCGGCCTTGATGGCATCCTCTGCTAGAATTGAGCAGTGGATCTTGACAGGCGGCAACGCGAGTTCTTCAGCAATTTGGCTGTTCTTAATTGTGCTTGCTTCCGCAACTGTCTTGCCCTTGACCCATTCGGTAACGAGTGACGAGCTCGCAATCGCACTTCCGCATCCGTAGGTCTTGAATTTAGCATCTGTGATAATCCCATCTTCAACCTTTATTTGTAATTTCATTACGTCACCGCAGGCTGGGGCACCAACCATGCCTGTGCCTACACCGGGTTCATCTTTGGCGAAGGAACCCACGTTGCGTGGATTTTCATAATGATCAATTACTTTTTCTGAATAAGCCATAAGATACCTCCAAAATTATTATACTACTTTGTAATGGTATTTACAACCAAATTGGCAATTATTTCATGCCACGTTTCATTGCTGATTTGGCGGCTTTGGCTACAATATCCTGTGCTCGATTGACTGGCATTGCTGTGGGACCAATGTTGGCACCCTTGAATGTAACCATGCCCGAATTTGGGTCAAGTGGTTCCAATACGTTGCTGAGAGGCTCTTGTGCGATCACGTCAGCTAGGTTGGATTTATTGATGTTGATGTTTAAATCTTGCGCCATGCCAATAAATGCATCTTGGCTGATTTGTTTCTGTGCGTTTGTGTCTGTGGCGCGACCGTCCAAAAACTTCACCAGACCCAATAGTTGTTTGGGATCTGGTGTCGTTGATTTTGAGTCAAACTCCGTGAGTCGCATTATCTGCGTGCTCGTCCTAGAGCACCCTTGCCGCCTACTGCTGGTTCTTCAGGTTCTTCAGCTGGCAATTCTTCTTCACCGGCTTCTAACCCAGCATCGGCTCCCATGTCTGCACCAACATCGGCACCTATTTCTGCACCAACGTCGGCACCTTGTTCGGCTCCGGCCATTGCGGCGTCCAATGCAGGAGCAGGTTGTGCTTGTCCTGTCACAACACCCAATGCTGTCTCTAACTGTTGTTTGGCACCTTGTAAGTTTTGTACTAGGCCAGCCAAGGCTGCTGATGCGTCTGTGTTGAACTGTTGTGCTTGATCAATGCCAACTTGATTTTTGATTGAATCAACCAAGGCAGGTAATTCTTTGAACTGCAATTCTGTGGTATCTTCCAACATGCTCTGCATCTTGTCCACTAAGTCTTGAGCGGCAAGAACTACTTGAGCTTGCTGTACTTCGCTTTCTTTTACAATGCGCAACGCACTGCGTAGTCGATTCTCAGTCTTCATCAAAGCGGCACCGGCTACCATTTTTTGTTCTTCGGGAGTCAAAGGCTGGCCTTTGGTACTCTTGTCAAGAGCTGCCTTCAACTTAGGATCTTTTACTGTAGACACAGCCTTTTGTGTCTGTTGTTGCTGTTGTTGCGGTGTGGCTGCGGTAGCAGGCTGGTCAAACTCTTTGAGTTTTGCAATCAAAGCCTTTTCCATAACCACAAGCTTTAGATAGGATGGGTTCTTTTCACTGTTGTGACGTTCCACAGTGCTTTGATGCTCATTGATCATGTCACGCACACGACGTAACATTGCCACTGTTTGGTTCTCGTTGAGCTGTTCAACAGTGATGCGTGATCCAAAGTAGCTCTCAAAAACCCGGGCTATTTGTTGCGCTGGGTTAGGCGCGGCTAGTTCTTGCAGTTTCATTTGCGAATCCTTTTGTTTGCAGGTATTTAGCATAATTAATGCATTTATCAAGCTCTTGATTTACTGCATTAAGTGTCTGTAATTTAGTTGAAAGTTTGGTATTAATAATTTCACGGAAATCTGGGGTACGCCCTCGCTCGGCGATATTGCGTCTAATGTGTATATCACTGCCCAAGGAGTGTTTTCTAGTGTCCAGTGCAATCAATCTATTGGCCAACGAATAGTGTCCTCTGTGATCCAATATACACCAGCTCATGGCATTGCGTTTGTTCATAAAGCAGTGTACTTTATCGGCCCATGTGCTGACTTGAGCTCCGTTATTGCCAGGAACAATATGATATTTTCCAAATACCAAGTATCCTCCGTCATCATCGGGAAAGATAACTTTGTCCATGGTTTTGCGTAGTTCACGCTCGGCCCACTGTTCTAATTTGGTTTCTTGATTCATTTAAAAACGTAATGTGCTAGTAGCCACCCAACAGTGCCCACTAAAAATGCTATGATACCCACACCCCAACCTATCAGTCGATCGTTGTGTTTTTCCACGTGCTTGGCCATCATGTCTTTGATTTCTTCGGTGCATTCCTCGACTCGCTCAACTTTGTTGGCAAGATTGTCAAGTCGCTCATCTAGACTACGATAACGTTCGGCACATAGTTCTACGTGTGCTTCTAGGCTCTTTTTTTCAATTTCTGACGGTTCAGACATTTAGTTCTCCGATCAAGTATTTACCGCTTCAAACCAAATGTTCTGATCCGCACCTTCTACACATAATACCGGTGTAGCCTGTGTTTGTTCATCAATGTTTACGATCATGGGCACGTTGCGACAATCCTGATACAGTGCTCCTAGATTTGCAGGATCTCCAGTCAGGCTATACACCCCGTCTGTGGCTGTTTCAAATTCAAAAACCCAGCAATCGTTGTCAAGATAGGGATATGTTATCACTGTGGGCTGAGTACGCAAACCTATCACTTGCAACAAGGTTTCCCAGTTGCGCTGTTGATTCCTGGAGCAATTCCACGACGAAAGTCCATCAATGTTTTGACCAGCACGATCTCGAAAGGGAATTTGGCTAGGTTTGAAATGCCCTGTGACACCAGTGGCCATGCAATCAAACCGAGTACGACATTGTATTTTCATTGTGTGATATTTAACGCCAAAGAAAAACCCTGGATTTTTTACTTCCAGGGTTTGACGTTACAAACTAGTTAGATTAGTTTGTGAATGTTGCAGATTGTGCTGTAGTAACTGCATAACCTAGAGCGGCTGTCAAAGCAACGTCTAGATCGCCAGTGTTAGCAAAATCCCAAGCGCCAGTTGGATAAACTGCACATGCCAATGTAGCTGTGTTAGAGCTGTTGGTTGTGAATTCATACATAGCGATTGTAGCTTTTTGCTGAATTGTCTGGATAGCGATTGCCAATGAGCTACCGCTAACAGTTGCGTTACCTGTGAATGTAACTGTACCAAAGTCAAGCTTTGGACCTGCTACGTTAACTGTAACACCGCTGGTTACTGTGTTGATACCTGTGTTATAACCTGCACCTGGAGAGGTTGGGTTAACACCTTGATCCATTACCACTACTGGTTGAAAGTCACCACTTGTACGTGTAAATACGGCCATTTTGTTTCTCCTTAATATGTGGGCTTCTAGCCCTACACTTATTTAGCCTTTTGGTAAAAAACCAGGGGTTATGGGTTATTTCTAGCGCGGTTTCTGGCGGTAAAATCAAAGCGATTCACTGCTTTTGCGTAGCCTTGTGGAGTGGCCATGACCCAGCCTTCGTTACCGGGGCTCTGCTGATCCAATTGCTGTAGCAAGTCCATCTTTAAGTCGTGTAGCAACAAGAACAGTGTAAATGCGGCTGCCATTCCTTCGGTGTTTGAAGTTGGACTTTTGAGATATTCCACAATGTTGTTGAATTTTCTTGGTGTGACACGCTGTTGCAACCACTCGCCAAACCCAGCCAGCAAGTTATCAAAGTTGCCTGTGGGTATCCTAGCATTGATGTAATCTACGCAGAGCTTGGCCA